TAAACTTCCCAAGGCTGTACAAGAGCACTTAGATAATCATCACGTATTCTTTCACGCTAACGAAGGACCGCAAACAGATTTCCTTGCTGCTGGTGAGAAAGATGTGTTATATGGTGGAGCTGCTGGTGGTGGTAAGTCTTATGCTATGATAGTTGACCCACTAAGATACGCACATAAAAAAGACCACAGAGCTTTAATACTTAGAAGGTCTATGCCAGAGCTTAGAGAGATGATAGATAAATCTCGTGAGTTATATCCACAAGCTTTTCCCGGTGCTAAGTTTAGAGAAGTAGAAAAACTTTGGAACTTTCCATCCGGTGCAAAGGTAGAGTTTGGTTTCCTTGAGAGGGATGCAGACGTATACCGTTATCAAGGACAAGCATATAGTTGGATAGGTTTTGATGAGATTACTCATTTACCTACAGAGTTTAGTTGGAACTATCTTGCTTCAAGACTACGTACAACTGACCCAGAAATACAAACATACCTTAGATGTACTGCTAACCCCGGTGGTGTTGGTTCTCATTGGGTAAAGAAAAGATACATAGAACCCTCAGAACACAACAAAAGTTTCCTTGGAGGAGATGGGCTTACTCGTAAATTTATTCCGGCTAAGTTAGCTGACAATCCTTATCTTTCTGAAGATGGTGTTTATGAGCAGATGCTTAAATCACTTCCTCCTATACAACGTAGACAACTCTTAGAAGGTAACTGGGATGTTGCTGAAGGAGCTGCATTTGTAGAATTTAGTCCTGAACATCATATAATTACACCTTTTGAGCTTCCTGTACACTGGGAAAGAGTAAAATCAGTTGACTATGGATACGCTGCAGAAAGCTGTTGTTTATGGGGTATTATGGATATGAACGATAATACTTTGATAATTTATAGAGAATTATACAGAAAAGGCTTGACAGGAGAAGAATTAGGTGCTATAATAACTGATATGGAGACAGAAGACCCTTTTTCGGTCAACGGTGTCCTTGATACTGCAGCATGGGCAAATACAGGTACAACTGGTCCAACTGTAGGAGAAAGTTTAGTAAGAGCTGGTCACAAGTTAAGACGAGCAGATAAGAATAGAATACAAGGTAAAATACAAGTACACGAGTATTTAAAGGTTAGAGAAAACGGTAGACCTAAGTTACAGATATTTAATACATGTCCGAACTTAATAAGAGAAATTCAGTCTATACCGTTATCTAAAACTAACCCAGAAGATGTAGATACAAAAGCTTCTGACCACGCATATGATGCACTACGTTATATGATAATGAGTAGACCAAGAATGGAAAGCCCATTAGAAAGAATGCGAGGTTTAAAACGAGAAATGTATAGACCAGTAGATTCAACATTTGGTTATTAAGATATGGCAGAAAACGAAAATACATTTTTAAGTGCTAATAATATTTACGAAGAAGTAGAAGGTGAGTCTGGAGTTCAATTAACTTTAGAAGAAGACCAACAGCGTAATCTTATTGGTATTATAAAAGGTAGATTTGCACAAGCTGAAGATGCTAGACAAACTGATGAACGTAGATGGTTAAAGGCTTATGAAAACTACAGAGGTCTTTACGCTAAGAATGTTAAGTTTAGAGAATCAGAAAAGTCTAGAGTATTTGTAAAAGTTACTAAAACTAAAGTACTTGCTGCTTTTGGTCAATTAGTTGATGTTATCTTTGGAACAGGTAAGTTTCCTATAGGTGTAGCAGAAACTAAAATGCCAGAAGGTGAGACAGATATTGCACACCTTGATATCTCAAACCCAACTCCGGGTTTAGAAACTTCAGAAGCTGAAATACCTGATGACATAGGAAATAGAATAGAAGACAATCCTTATGATGTTGGTTACGAAGGTGATGGTAGAACTTTAAAACCGGGTGCATCTTTTTACAATGGTGTATTTGAAGATAGTCTTGAAGACAAAGCACAAAATGCAGGTATACTTACAGATGGAGCTAGTCCTGACCCACAAGCTTTAGAATTAAATCCTGCACAAAGAGCTGCAAGACGCATGGAAAAACTTATCCATGACCAAATAGAAGAATCAAACGGAAACTCAGAATTAAGAAATGCTCTTTTAGAATCTGCTTTACTAGGTACAGGGATTGTAAAAGGACCATTTAACTTTAACAAAAGATTACATAAGTGGGATACAGACGAAGAAGGTAACAGAACTTATAATCCGTTAGAGGTTAGAGTTCCTAGAATAGAGTTTGTTAGTTGCTGGGATTTTTACCCAGACCCTAACGCTACTAACATGGAAGAATGTGAATATGTAATACATAGACACAAAATGAATCGTAGTCAACTTAGACAACTACGTAACATGCCTTACTTTAAAGAAGAAGAAATACGTAACGCAATTCAAATGGGTGCTAATTACGTAGAAAAAGATTTTGAAAGTCAGTTAAAAGACGATGCTAGAAGCGATGAAGATGTAAATAGTAGCTTTGAAATTTTAGAATACTGGGGCATGATGGATGCAGAATACGCAAGAGAAGTAGGTATCGACTTACCCGACACTGTCGATGACCTAGATGAAGTACAAGTAAACGTATGGACATGTGGACATTATTTACTAAGAGCTGTATTAAATCCGTTTACTCCATACAGACTACCATACAATGCTTTCCCATATGAAAGAAATCCATATAACTTCTTTGGTATTGGTGTAGCAGAAAACATGGATGATAGTCAACAGATTATGAATGGTCATGCAAGAATGGCTATTGACAACTTAGCAATGTCTGGGTCTTTAGTGTTTGATGTAGATGAGTCTGCTTTAGTTGGTGGACAATCAATGGAAATATATCCGGGTAAAGTCTTTAGAAGACAAGCTGGAATGCCGGGACAAGCTATACACGGATTAAAGTTTCCTAACACATCACAAGAAAACTTAATGATGTTTGATAAGTTCAGACAATTAGCAGATGAGCAAACAGGAATACCTAGTTACTCACACGGACAAACAGGTGTTCAAAGTATGACAAGGACTGCTTCTGGTATGTCAATGTTACTTGGAGCATCAAGTTTAAATATTAAAACAGTTATCAAAAACCTTGATGACTTTTTATTAAAGCCACTAGGGGAATCTTACTTCCAGTGGAACATGCAGTTCTTAGAAGATGAACTAGATGTTAAAGGTGATTTAGAAGTTAGAGCTACTGGAACAAACAGCTTAATGCAGAAAGAAGTTAGAAGTCAAAGACTAACAACATTCTTACAAACTGCACAAAGTCCTGCTATTGCTCCATTTGTAAAGATTTCTAAATTAGTAAGTGAACTAGCCTACAGCTTAGACTTGGACCCTGATGAAATACTCAATGACCCAGAAGAAGCTGCAATCATGGCTCAAATAATAGGAATGCAAAATGCTGGACAAACAAATGGCGAAGAGGCTCAACCCAATAGTCAACAGCCCCCAATGGGAGGACTTCAAGGAACACCTGAACAACCTCCGGAACTTGGAGCTACAGGCACTGGTGGTGGCAACATCGGAACAGGAAATGTACCGGTTGCAGGGGAAGCTGAATTTTCTGGGCAAGTTGGAGCAACTGGACCTACAGGTTAAAGAAGCATTAATAAGAAAAGAGGAAACTTAATATGTTAGATTTATTAGATACAATTTTAAAAATAGTAGGAGTAGTACCTTGGATAATTTCAATATGTTCAATGGTAGCTGCTGTAACACCAACACCAGTTGATGATAATTTAGTAGGAAAAGCTTACAAAATTATTGATTGGTTTGCTATTAACGTAGGAAAAGCAAAGGATAAGTAAATGAAAAAGAAAAGTATGTTATCAGATGATAGAGCAATGTACAAAGACGGTGGTCCGGGTATAGAAGCTCTTAGAAAAGAAGCACCTGAAGTTGTTACTAGAATGGGATACCAAGAAGGTGGTTCATTACTTAATGATGATATGCCTATGATGTCTGCAGATATGGAAATGTCTCCAAAACCTACAATGGATTCAGATGAAGTAATGGAAGATAACTATGTAGATTTTGTAGTATCTGAAGCTTTATCTGACGAAGAACAAGAATTTTTAAACGAACAATTAGAAGGCAACGATATGCTTAGTGTTATATTTGACAAAGTTGTTGACACTGCCTCAGAATTTACTGGAGATGGTCCTGTTGAAGGACCGGGAACAGGAGTCTCTGACGATATACCCGCAAGGTTATCTGATGGAGAATTTGTCTTTACTGCAAAAGCTGTAGAAGAAATCGGAGAAGACACTTTAATGTCTATGATGAAAGATGCTGAAGCTAATGCAGATGAAAGACAACAACTTAATATGGGTGGACAACCTATGATGGAAGAAGAAATGAAGGTAGACCAATATGGAAAACCCGTTGACCCTGATATTGTAGAAGATGACATACGTAAAAATATGTTAGACGTTAATCCTAGATTAAGATAACGATAGAGCTACCCTGAGATATCAGGCACTTTATCACTTTAAAAACCGAAAGGCTACCTTTACAATACAAGCCCTGCTAGTGCACAACGCAGCTACCTTGTAAACAAAGCCCCAATTAGGAGAATAGAAAATGACTAATACAGTCCAAAAAGAAGAAACGCCAAATCCTTATAACGCAAAAAAAGATTGGCACAAAGGTGATGATAAACCTTTTGTATCATCAAATAGTATGTTTTTTGAAGAGCCTTCTGAAAAGAATAAGCTTTTTAATAGTAACGATATAACTGAAGTGGAAGCTGAAGGAAGTGTTAATACTGAAGAACTGGAAACTAAAAAGGATAGTCCTTATAAAAGACCAGATTATAAAAAAAGATACGATGATTTAAAAAAACATTATGATTCTAAACTAAACGAGTTTAAGTCTAGAGAACAAGAGTTAATAGAAGAAGCTACTAAAAATAGAACTGACTATAAAGCTCCTAAATCTCCAGAAGAATTAGAACAGTTTAAAACAGAATATCCTGATGTTTATGAAGTTGTAGAAACTGTTGCTCATATGCAATCGGAGACTAAAGCAAAAGTTCTAGAAGAACGCCTTAGTAAACTCCAAGAACGTGAAAATCAGTTAGTACGACAGGATGCAGAAAAAAGGTTAATGGAAAGACACCCTGATTTTGAAGATATCAGAAACAGCGATGACTTTCATGGTTGGGCAAAAGAACAACATTCATCTATCCAAGCTTGGGTATATGAAAATAATGACGATGCCGACCTAGCCTCACGTGCTCTTGATTTGTTTAAAAAAGATATTGGTATGGAAACTCCAAAGACTAAGTCATCTTCTAAAAAACCGACTAAACAATCTGCTGCAGATATGGTCTCTACTAAAACAACTAGTATTGAACCAACGCAGGAGAAAGTATGGTCATTAAGGGAGATAGAAGCCATGTCTGTACAAGAATTTGATAAGTTCGAAACGGAAATATCAGATGCTATGCAGGAAGGCAGAATCTCAAATTAAACTATATTAACTTAAAGGAGAAGTATCATGGCTCAATTTTTTGAACCCTCAACAGATACAAACGCTAACTTTGCAAACTCCGTAAGTGGACAAACTAATAGTTTCTTTTTACCTTCGGTTTACTCTAAAAAGGTTTTAAACTTTTTCAGAAAAGCCTCGGTAATTGAAGCTATCACTAACACCGACTATGCCGGTGAGATATCCTCTTTCGGAGACTCTGTAAAGATTATTAAAGAACCTGTAATTTCTGTGTCAGACTACACAAGAAATTCAGACACAACTGAAACTAGACTAACAGACCAAGAAATTTCTTTGGTTGTTGATAGTGCTAAAGCTTTCAAATTCATCGTAGATGATATTGAAACTAACATGTCACATGTCAACTTCAAAGAGGTTGCTTCAAGCTCAGCTGCTTATGCATTGAAAGATTCATATGACGCTGCTGTTTTAGCAACTATGTTTGCTGGTTGTTCTGCATCATCACCTGACCATATTATTGGTTCTGACAGTGCTACTGCTGACGCTACTATGGCTCACGCAACTAACTCTGTAGACCTACTTGGTTCAGATGGAACTGGTGTAGATGCTATTGACCTTATGGCAAGAATGGCAAGACTTTTAGACGACCAAAATGTACCTGAAGAAGGTAGATGGTTTGTTGCACCTCCTTCATTCTATGAAGAGTTGTCACAATCTGGTTCTAAAATGCTTTCTGTTGACTTTAACGCTGGTCAAGGCTCAATCAGAAACGGATTAGTTTCAAGTGGAAAACTACGTGGATTTGATATGTACAAGTCTAACAATATCGCTGCAACATCAAATGCAACTGGTAAAGTTATGGCTGGTCACATGTCATCTACTGCAACTGCTAATACTATTCTCTCAACAGAAGTGTTAAGAGACCCAACATCGTTTGGTGACATAGTAAGAGGCTTACATGTCTATGGTGCAAAAGTACTTAGAGATGACGCTTTATGTAGTGCATTCTACGTGATTGACTAATTGTCAAAACTCGGGGGAGGCTTCGGTCTCCTCCACTTTTTAAATAGGAAATAAATATGTACGGTAAAGATAAAAAAAAGAAAATGATGTATGGTGGTATGGCTAAAAAGAAAATGATGAAAGGTGGACGTGTAAATTATATGCACGGTGGAGAAGTTAAAATGGATGGATGTCAACCTGTTTATAACGGTACACCTAAAGCAAAGGCTAACTAATTATGAAAGTTAAAGCACCAAAAGGACACCATTGGATGAAACAAAAGAATGGTAGTTTTAAATTAATGAAACACACAGGTAAGTTTGTAAAACATAAAGGTGCTAGTTTAGAAGCAAACTTTCCAATTCAAAAGGTTCATAAAAAATAATGGCTACAACATATTTAGATTTAAGTAACGAAGTATTAAGAGAATTAAATGAAGTTGTATTAACTTCTGCTAACTTTAGTTCAGCAATAGGAATACAATCATTTGTAAAAGATGCTATTAATAAATCTATATTTGACATAGCTAACGAAGAACCACAGCTACCTTTTTTCTCAGCAGGAGCTAGTGGAGGCACAGACCCTTTTTATGGGAATGTAACTGTCGCAACGGTGGCAGGAACTAGATGGTATACGCTTAAAGCAGATAGCTCTAGTATAACAACTGATTATGCATCAGTAGACTGGGATGATTTTTATTTAACAACAATAAACGTAAGTGGAGAAACAACTCCTTACGTTTCTAAAGGTTTAAAATTTTTAACATTAGATGATTGGAAAAGATATTATAGAGATTCTGAAAACTCAGATGACGCTGAAGGTTCAGACGCTAGTCATGGTGAACCTGCATATGTTATTAAAAGTCCAGACCATAGAAAGTTTGGATTAAGTCCAATACCTGATAAAGTTTATAACGTACATTTTTATGCGTTTGTAAAACCTACAAGGTTGTCTAGTTATGACGATACTATTACTATGCCAGACCAGTATAGCAATGTAATAACTGCAAAAGCTAGATATTATGTACATCAATTTAAAAACAATTTACAACAGTCTGCTTTTGCAATGGACGATTATAAAAAAGCAATGAAGACTATGAAAAGTAATTTAATAAATCCAGAACCTAAATATATGACAGACGACAGGACTTATTTCTAAATGGCAGCAGGACAACCTTTTTCAGTATCTTTAAGTGGTGGATTAGATAAATCTACTAACTCTTTATCTTTACTGCAAACACCCGGAGTAGCTACTAAGTTAAGAAACTTTGAAGTATCTATTGAAGGTGGTTACAGAAGAATAAATGGATATTCTCTTTTAGGTGGAGGAAGTGCTGCAAGACCTAATAGCTCTAATGATGTAGAAGGGTTAGAAGTTTATGCAGATGGAGTAGTTGCTGTAGTAGGTAACGATATATTTTTTAGTTTAGACGGAACTGCTTGGTTACAAATAAACAAAGCTAGTGTAGATG